TTACGATACATCAAACAATGTTGCAGATGCATTAAGAGTGGCTTTTGATAATAAAAGAGGTACTTATTCTAATGTAAAAGTAGATTGGGTTGTATTTGAAGATGAAACTACAGGAGATCCTATAATGGAGGATAAGATATATTGGATGGTTCAAGATTATTTGTTTAAAATCAATAATATATGAGAATAATATTTATTAAAGAGTATGATAATTTTCTTGTTGGTAATGTTTGCGATGTATTGACTGCAAAAGCAAGTCAACTTATTAAATTAGGTTACGCACAAGAATATCATGGTCAAAGTGTTGAGGTATATCCACAACAACAAGCAGAACCAGAAAAAGAAATGGTTTACGTTCCTATAATTGTTCCGGAAAGTGAATTATATTCAATGGAAGAGGAAGAAGATGGTGAAGGAATTGATTTTGATGAAAAACCAATTAAAAACAAAACTAAAATAAAATAACTATGCCTACTACAGGAATTGTAAATGGATCATTGTTGCGTTTATATGTAGGAGACGTTGCGGTAGCATACTCAACATCTGATACATTAGACTTAACAAGAGCGATGCGAGAAATCGCACACAAAGACAATACGTCCGCTTGGGTTGAAGTTGCCCCAGGTCAAAAATCTGCAACTTTCTCAACTGAATTACTATTTGCCGATGTAGGTGACACTAGTGCGAATGTTAAATTCAATACATTATTTGATACTTGGAATAATGGCGGAGCAATTACTTGTACCTACACTACAGACGTGGTTGATGATTCAATATATACTTTCTCTGCTTATATTGAAAGTTTATCACTTAACTCATCTAATCAAGAAAACGTAACTGCATCAGCATCTTTAAGAATTAATGGCGCAGTAACAAAAATTACTAATGCGGTATTAGCTGCTCCTACTAACTTAAATGGTAGTGCTGGTGTTGGTGGTGCAATAACATTAACTTGGACTGCACCTTCTGCGGTTGGTAAACCTGCACTTACAGATTATGTAGTTCAATATAAACTTGCAGGCGGTGATGATACTACTTATGTAACATTTAGCGATGGTGTTAGTACTACTGCAACAACTACAATTACTGCTGGTGTATTAAGCCTAAATGCTTCACATACATTTAGAGTAGCCGCAGTTAATGGTGCTGGACAAGGTGCTTACAGTACCACAATAAATCTTACTCCAATTGCATAATATTTACACGAGGCTAATTTGGGGGCAAGAAAGTCTTGCTCCCTTTAGCCTTTAACTTTTAAATTATTTTTATGACCTCGGTAAATCATGTAAAAATTGAAGACAAAGACATTCCATTCAAAATTGGTGGTTATGCATTGTCATTATTCCTTAAACAGAAAAAAATTAAATTCTCTGAATTTAGCAAAGCACTTGAAGACGATTTAACCTTATTATATGAGGTATTGTATTTAGGTGTACAAAACGGCTATAAAAGGGAAGAACAAAAAAATCCATTCACCTTAGAAACATTTGCTGAACTTATTGATGATTACAACATGGTAAATAAGTTTAGTGAATTGTTGTCAGAAAGTATGGGAGGTGAAAAACCAAACGAAAAAAAATAAGTGACCCAAATGCAAAAGTAATAGAGGTAGAGGATATAGAAAGATTGTGTTTGGGTGATTTACAGATGACACCGGATGAAATGAATCAATTTGACCTAAGAGAATTATTTATAAAAATTAAAGGTCATTTTGATAGACAAGATTCGGAATACAGAAGAACCTGGGAACAAACTAGGTTTATGGCTTATTGGAGTGTTATGCCACATACGGGTAAAAATGCACAATTAAAACCAACAGATTTGATTAAATTTGAGTGGGATAATAAAAAGAAGAAAAGAGAATTGACAACTAAAGATTATGATATGATGAAGTTTATGGACGGAGTTATAACAACCAAAAGTGTCGGAGAAAAGATTTAAACAATGGCAGGAATACTTAGTATAAAAATCAGGGCTGATGCGACTCCTTTTGAGAGAAGCTTAAAGACAATTGGCAGAAACATTACAGCTTTCTCCCAAAAGTCACTTGCTATAGGACGTGGCATTAGCCTTGGTTTTACTGCCCCATTAATGGCCGTTGGTGCTACTGCCGTAAATGCTGCTGCTGATTTTGATAGTTTAGAAAGAGCGTTGTCTGGTATAATGGGCGGTGCTGGTGCTGCGGCTGGTGAAATGATGAAACTCAAAGAGGCTGCTAAATTACCAGGTCTTGGATTTGAAGAAGCGGTAAGAGGTTCAGTTAATTTACAGGCGGTTGGATTAAGTGCTGAAGACGCAAGAAAAACTTTAATAGGTTTTGGTACTGCCATTGCTGCAAGTGGCGGTGGTGCGGTTAATCTTGCCTCTGTTACAAAGCAGTTAACTCAAATGATTAGTAAGAATAGAATCTTACAAGAAGACTTTGGAATACTACAGGAGAATGTACCATTGATAGGAGATGCTTTAGAGAAAGCATTTGGCACAAGAAATATAGAAAAAGTTAGGGAGACCGGTATAGCGGCTGCTGATTTTAATATGAAATTGGTGGCCTCTTTACAAACCTTACCAGCGGTTATAGCCGCAACGGGTGGATTAAGAAATAACATTGATAACTTTAAAGATAGCCTTAAATTTACTCAAGTTGAACTTGGAAAGGCAATACTTAAAAATATAGATTTAGAAGGAGCATTAGAATCTATTTCTAATACTATTGAAGGTATGTTAAATTGGTGGGGTAGTTTAAGTGATGCTATGCAAAGCAACATGATTAATGGTGCAAAATATATAGCTATTGCAGGTGGTTTACTTTGGGTTGTAGGTCAATTAGGAAGTGCTATTGGTACAATAACCATGATGTTTGGTCAATTAACGGCCGTAATGTTTAAACTAAACAAAGCTACTGGTACATATCAAGTACTAGCTGGTGGTTGGGTAACAATGGCTTTAGCAGCTGCCGCAGCTATTGGTTATTTTGCATATAGTGTAATTCAAGCCAATAAACCTATTGATGATTTATCTGGGCATTTGTCATCTTCGGCAAAGGCTATGAGAAAGGAAATAACAGAATTAGAATTAAACTTTAAACTTATAAAAGATTCCAATATTAGTAATAATTTAAGACTTAAATTATTGACTGATATAAAAAATAAATACGGACAATATTTACCAGATTTAAAAACCGAGCAAGATTATTTAAATAATATGACTCGTGTAATGACCGTACTAAATACAGAATTGACTAAGAAGTTTGACATAATGAGGCTTCAGGGTGTAGCGGATAAACAATTACAAAGGTCAATAGATTTATTAGATAAGGAAAAAGAAAAAACCTTAGAAATAGAAAGATTAAGAAAAATATCATCTGGAAAAGCACCTATAAGTTTTTTTAATGCTATAGATGCCGTGTCTGCTAATCAAAATATTAAAAGTCTTTATAAAGAAGTAGAAAAAATACAAAAAGAAAGTGTAATTATAGAAAAAGCATGGAAAAAAACATCTGAAGAATTAAGAAAATTAATTGGAGACGCTCCAGTATTAGACGATATATTATCTGGTGATAATACTTTTAGTGCTGGGGCTGATAAAACAAAAACTAAATTTGAGCAACTACAAGAAACATTAAAAAATCTTGAAAAAAGATATGAAGATCAAGTTTTATTGTATGGGGAAAATTCTAAAGGAGCGGAGGCTTTAGCAACTCAAATACGCTCTATAAAACTTGAGATACAAGGTGTTATTACTGCATTACAAAAACTTGAGAAAATAGACTCATGGACTGATTTTAAACCTTTACCAACCGAAGCAGATGCTGCAAATGAACAACAACAAAACGCAATAAATGACGAAGCAAATAGAAGAGAAACTGTTGCTACATTTAGTCCAATAATTCAAGATAAACTTGTAGGCGGTGATCTTGGTGATTTTTTAGAACAAAATAGACTTTCTGAAGGCGAAAGAGCAATAGATAAATTAAGACAAAAACTTTCAGACCCTAAACCAACAGAAAATATAAAAAAATTAAGAGAATCTTTTTTCCAATTAGGAGAGGCAATTGATACTGTTGGTGAAGCTTTGTCGGTAAATTTAGGCAATGCATTAGCCGATAGTTTTGTTGCTTTAG